ATAATCATTAATTTTTCATTATCATCAACCTCACATAATATTGGTATTTCAACACCTAGTAATTCAGTATTCTTTTTTGAAAAATATACACCTCGTTTTCTTATAAAATAATCTATTATTTCTATACCATCAGAATAAAATTCTCCTATTTCTTCTTTACAACTAAAGTGTGTATTATTAAATTCTTCCACCCTTGTCTTATATTCTGACTTCATAGTGTCAGATAGCATTTTATGTAAATTAAGAGAGTCTGCTTTTACTACAGTTTCTTTATACATTGTTGTAAGATATGTTTGGAGTACTTCGTGCATTGCAGTACCAAATACTAAAAACATATTTGGGATAAACTCCTTGTGTTTATCTATATATGTAAGCTTCCACTGAAGAGGACAATTTTTATACATGTTAAGTTGACTATATGAGATTGTCTTTTTACCCATCATGCGAGCTTTTATTGCTAAATCTTTAGGAGTTTTTGGTTTCATGTTCAATTAGTCTATCTAAGTATTGTTTTGCTTTTAATAAATCTTCAATGCCATTTTTGTGTTTCCATCTGGTTATATATTTAAGAATATTTCCTTCAAAAAACCCTAGACCTTGAGAGTGTGCATAGTCCCACATTTCTATACCTTGAGTATAATGTTTAGGATGCTTTATGTTATCCTGTTTATTGCTCACTTGGATTTTCTTTTGGTAAAAATCCTTCATCAATATGAGCACAGTCTGTACATTTATATACCTGTAAAGGTATTATAGTATCTTTACCATTTGGTGATAATACTGCTGATAGTTTTTTAAACAAAAATACTGGCTCAAAAGTTTGACATTTACATTTTGAACACAGCATGTCTTCTAAATCTTTTGGATTTATGTTTATATTCTGTTGTTGAGTTGGGTTTAAATTTATTTCTTTTGCCATTACATCATCCCTATTCCTGTTTGGTTATTATTATTATCTTCTGAAGGTATTTTTGTTAATACACATTCAGTAATTAGCATTGTTCCTGCAACTGATGCTGCTTTTTCTAAAGCTACTCTCGTTACTTTTGTTGGGTCTATAATTCCTGTTTCTAACATATCTACAACTTCTTCTTTTCTTGCATCATATCCTGCATTTTTTAATTTAGACGATTTAACGTCATTCCAAATTACTTCTGCATTAAGACCTGCGTTTTCCATAATCTTATTGAATGGAGCTTTACATGCTTCTATAACGATTTCTATACCTGATTTTTGGTCGCCGTTATCGTACTCAATTTCTAAATTATTAGATACTATATTCATAAGTGCAACTCCACCACCTGGTAATATACCTTCGTCAACTGCAGCTCTTGTAGCAGCCAATGCATCTTCAACTCTATCTTTCTTTTCTTTCATTTCAATTTCGGATTCTGCACCAATTTTAATAAGAGCAACACCGCCTGATAATTTACCAAGTCTTTCTTGCATTTTTTCTGTTTCATAATTTGATGTAGAATTTTCTATCATAGTTTTAATTTTTTCTATTCTAGCTTCTATATCTTCTTCACTACCACAGCCATCAACAATAGTTGTATATTTCTTATCAACTGTAAGTGTTGTTGTTTGTCCTAACCACGAAGAATCAAACTTATCCAATTTCAAACCTTTTTTTGGTGATACTACAGTTGCACCTGTCAGTGCTGCAATGTCTTCCATTATATCTAATTTTGAATCCCCATATCCTGGAGCTTTAATACAAGCACATTTTAATGTACCTCTTGCATTGTTAACAATAAGTCCTGCTAGTGCTTCACCTTCAATATCTTCTGCAACTATAAACAAAGGTCTGTCTTGAGCAATACAAAACTCTAAACACTTTACAAGATTTTTTAAATTATTTAATCTATTTTCGTAAAGTAAAATATAAGGGTCTTTCATAGAAACTTGTTGATTTTGTTGGTCGTTAATAAAATAAGGAGATAAATATCCTTGATTCAATTGCATACCTTCTACAGTTTCTAATTCGTCTTGTGCAGTTTGAGATTCTTCAACTGTAATTACACCTTCTGTTCCAACTTCTTCCATAGCATTTGCAATGAGTTGTCCAATTTTTTCATCATTATTAGAACTAATTGTACCTACTTGTAATATCTCTTTGTTATCACCTACATCTTCTGATGAATCACTAATTTTATTTACTACAACCTTTACAGCTTTATCAATACCTCTCTTCAATTCTATATTGTGTGCACCATTTCCAATTCTTTTATAACCTTCTTTAAGGATTGCATGTGCTAATACAGTTGCTGTTGTCGTACCATCTCCTGCTTCATCACTAACTTGATTTGCAACATCTTTTACGATTTGTGCACCTGCATTTTCTAATGGGTCTTCAAGCTCAATCTCTTTTGCCACTGTTACGCCATCTTTTGTTGATTGATATTCACCGTATTTTTCAAATACTACATTTCTACCTTTTGGTCCTAATGTTGCTGAAACTGCGTCAGCCAATTGTTCTACGCCATTAAGCATTCCGCCTCTTGCATCCGAACTAAAATCTAATTTTTTTGCCATTTTATTCTTTCTCCAATATAGTTATAATATCTATTTCTCTAATTACATAATACTCATCACCATCAACATCAATTCTGTGAAATGCTGATTTTGGTAAAGCAACAATATCACCAATTTGACATTGCATTATGTTTCTTTCACCGTTTTCTAATTGACGCCCTGGGCCAACTGCAACAACTTCAGCTAACTCTGTTCCTTCTTTTGTTGTGTCTGGTATAATTACACCGCCAGCTGTGGTGCCTGTTTGCTCAATTTGTTTTAAAACCACTCTTTGGTCGATTGGGTTAAACTTCATTATTAATTCTCCTCTTTTAATTGTAATTCATGTTCTGATTTTGTACAGGTCACCCCTGTTTGTTCTTTTACTAATTCTGGTGTTGTACAAGATTGATTGAATGATGCGTATTCTGCATGAGATGGCCATCTACCACAACCTGCAAATAAACAACCAAATGCATTTGATAAATAATCTGCCTTAGCATATTCACAATTCTTTGTTACGTCACACGTTGGTCTAAATTGATTTGCAATTTCTATTCCTTCATCAATCATCTTTTGTCTAAGTAACCAATGTAAGCCTACAATAAATTCTTCTTCACAAAATTGTAATCTTCTAGCCATTTGTCCTCTAAGAGAACCTAAGTTTTGTTCTACTATATAACTACATTCACGAGACATAAGATTATACCCAGATAATTCTTCACCACAATGCTTATTGTTTCTTATGTCTTCAAGTTCAGATAGTGTTTCATAAACTTCTTTCTTAAATTCTTTATCTTTTTCCATAGTATCCCAGACTTGAGTATATACTACATAATTTGGTTCCTTACTAACTGTATAGTCTAAAAATTTTATTCCAACTCTAGCTCTAGAATGCTGGTCAAATTGACATACAGGAGTACCTGTTACTTTATATTTTATCATTTGAGAATCTGGGTTCCAAGATAGTATCTCAACACCTAAACCTTCGATTCCTTTTTTTATTTTTATATTATTCTGCATAAAATAATTCTTTATCGTTATCACTTAAATCTTCAAACTTGAGATTACTTATTTCTTCTAGTATCTCATCTCTTTTATCGTGGTTTATTACCATATTCAAATATCTTCCTATTAAATCAAATTTTGAACCTATTGCATTTACAACCACAACATAAAGTCTCCACAATGCATATTCTTTTAAGTCATCTTTCTTGAAAGTGCCTGATGCATTAAAACCTCTCATCGAAACTATAGACAATAAGTTTTGTCCGAAGTGATATGAATGCTGATATGATTGTGGTAAAAACGATCTTGCAGATTGCCAAGACGCTTGGTCTGTATCAAGAGCTTTTGCATACAAACCTTTTAATCTAGAAAATACTTTTTCTTCGGTTTTCGTAAGTGGTACTTGAGTAACAATATCTACATCTGATTTATTATTGTCCCTACAACCAATACTCATAAAACTCGTAAAGGGAACTTGAGTATGATAATCGAATAACCATCTTGGTACACCTCTTACTCTGAAAATAAATTGAATCATTTCTCTTGCTTGCGGCAATGTATTGTGAGTTAATACAGCTTTTACAACTTCAAATTTTCCTTCTGGTGTAGTTTCTGGCCACTTCTGCTTAAATTCATTATCACCCCAAGTAGAAGTACTTGTGACGAACATAGATTTATAAGGATTACACATGTGGTCTTCTAATGTGACTTCACACTCTTTATGTAATTGCTTAAAATCTGTTTTTAATTGAGGTTGCTCTTCAGGTAAAGTACCC